CCACTTCACTAAATATCAAATAACAAAGAGGAAAAGAAATGTCTAATGGAACAATGATCGTCAAGCGTGACGGCACTAAAGAATCACTCAACATTGATAAGATCCACAAAGTTGTGGAACATGCATGTGAAAACTTAGCCGGTGTGAGTTCAAGTCAAATTGAAATGAACGCCAATTTACAATTTTACGATGGCATGAGTACTGCTGAGATTCAAGAAGTGTTAGTACGTAGCGCAAACGATCTTATTAGTTTAGACAATCCAAACTATCAATATGCGGCAGCACGTTTACTATCTTATGGTGTAAACAAAATGGTCTTTGGCGAGTACAATGCTATTACATTACAGCAAAATATTAATAGTAATATTGAGCGTAAGGTATACGACCCAGCTATATTAGAGTCATACACAGCAGACGAGATTGCAACATTAGACAGTTACATTCGGCACAAGCGAGATGAGAACTTTACTTATGCTGGACTACGTCAAGTAGTTGACAAGTATCTATGTCAGGATCGTTCTACTGGAGAAATTTTTGAAACTCCTCAAATGATGTACATGATGATCGCAGCAACATTGTTTGCTAACTACCCAAAAGAAACACGTATGCATTACGTAAGGAGATACTATGATGCGACCTCATTATTTAAGATCAACATACCGACACCCGTTATGGCTGGTGTGCGTACCCCTGTTCGCCAGTTTGCTAGTTGTGTTCTTGTTGACAGTGACGATACTCTCGATAGTATTTTTGCCAGTGACATGGCTATTGGACGCTATACGGCCCAACGAGCAGGAATTGGCATCAATGCGGGAAGAATCAGAGGCGTTAATTCAAAAATTAGGGGCGGGGAAGTAGCACACACAGGTATTGTCCCGTTTCTAAAGAAGTTCGAGTCAACTGTACGTTGTTGTACACAAAACGGTGTACGTGGCGGCAGTGCTACAACACACTTCCCGTTTTGGCATCAAGAGATTGAAGACATCCTTGTGCTAAAGAACAACAAAGGCACAGAGGACAATAGAGTACGTAAGCTAGACTACAGCATACAATTAAACAAAACAATGTATGAAAGATTGTTATCCGGCGGAGATATAACCCTTTTCTCACCACACGATGTGCCTGGACTATATGAAGCATACTTTGGTGATGCAGACAAGTTCCAAGAGCTTTATGAAAAGTATGAACGTGCTACAAGTATTAAAAAACGTTCTATACCAGCTATGGAATTGTTTTCTGCTCTAGTTAAAGAACGTGCAGAAACAGGACGCATTTATATTATGAATGTTGATCATTGTAACACGCACAGTTCATTTAAAGATACAGTATACATGAGCAACTTGTGCCAAGAGATTACACTTCCAACAAAGCCTTTAACACACATTGATGATCCAGAAGGTGAAATTGCATTATGTATTTTGTCAGCAATTAACGTTGGCATTATTAGACAGTTAGACGACTTAGAAGAATTGTGCGATTTAGCAGTTAGAGCATTAGAAGAAATTATTGATTATCAAAAGTATCCAATCAAGGCAGCTGAAATTAGCACAAAAGCAAGACGTTCATTAGGTATAGGCTACATTGGACTAGCGCACTTCCTTGCTAAGAATAAAGTACAATATAGTGATAAAGAAGCATGGAAGTTAGTACATGACTTAACTGAAGCGTTCCAATACTATCTGCTTAAAGCCAGCAACAATTTAGCGCAGGAGAGAGGCGCATGTGATTACTTTGAGCGTACTAAATATGCAGACGGCATCCTTCCTATTGATACCTATAAGACAGATGTTGACACAGTAGTGGAGAATAAATTAAATTATGATTGGGATAGCTTACGCAATGATATCAGGGAGCATGGCTTACGCCACTCGACCTTGTCCGCACAAATGCCATCGGAGAGCAGTTCTGTTGTGTCAAATGCCACAAACGGAATTGAACCACCTAGAGGCTACTTGTCCGTTAAGAAGTCAAAGAAAGGGCCTCTTAAGCAGATTGTTCCGCAGTATCAAACATTAAAAAATTATTATTCTTTGCTTTGGGATATGCCAAACAATGAAGGTTATATTAATGTTGTTGCAGTTATGCAGAAGTTTTTTGATCAAGCCATATCAGGAAATTGGAGTTATAATCCTACACAGTTTGAAAATAATGAAGTACCAATGAGTGTAATGATAAAAGATTTGTTAAACACATACAAGTATGGTTGGAAAACATCTTACTACCAGAACACTTACGATTACAAAACTGATCCAAGTGAATTAGAAGATGAACAGCCGAAGGTTGAATTACAACCTTCACAAATAACAGAAGATGACGAAGAGTGCGAGGCATGCGCTATTTAATGGTTGACAAAACCGCATAGAACTACTATACTGGTATAGTAAGACAGATATACAGAGGAAAGCAAATGGCAAAGACCGTTTTTAATAAAGAAAAAGTAGACTTCACCAAACAGAATATGTTCTTTGGTGCAGATCAAAATACACAGCGTTATGATGTGTTTAAGTTCCCAGTATTTGATAAACTAAATCAAACTATGCTTGGATACTTTTGGCGCCCAGAAGAAGTAAGTCTACAAAAAGACAGAGCGGATTTTGCTAACTTCCGTCCAGAGCAGAAACATATCTTTACTGCTAATTTAAAATATCAAACACTGCTTGACAGTGTGCAAGGACGTGGACCGTGCCTAGCATTTTTGCCGCATGTTTCACTTCCGGAACTAGAAGGATGTATTGTTACTTGGGATTTCTTTGAAACAATTCACTCACGTAGTTATACACACATTATGAAGAACGTGTATGCTGATCCTGCAGAAGTGTTTGATACTATTCTAGATGATAAGAAAATTATTGCACGAGCAGAAAGTGTAACTAAACACTACGATGCATTTAACGATGCAGCTGATGCATATTTCCATCGTGGCGAAGGCAGCATGAAAGATGTAAAAAAGAAAATGTATCTTGCAATGCAAACTGTAAACATTTTAGAAGGCTTACGTTTCTATGTAAGTTTTGCATGTACGTTTGGCTTCGGCGAACTAAAGCTAATGGAAGGCTCAGCTAAGATTATTAGTCTTATTGCTCGTGATGAAGCACAACACCTAGCACTAAGCACACACGTATTGAAATTGTGGGCGCAAGGCAAAGACGATCCAGAGATGGCTAAGATTGCAAAAGAGTGCGAAGAAGAAGTTTATGATCTGTGGCGCGAGTGTGTTGCAGAAGAAAAAGATTGGGCAGACTATCTGTTCAAAGACGGTTCTATGATTGGACTCAACAGCACATTATTACATCAATATGTGGAGTACATTGCAAACCGTAGACTAAAGGCGCTGGGGTTCAATGCAATATTTGATCAACCAGTAAATACTAACCCTCTTCCTTGGACTACACATTGGTTAAGTAGCTCAGGGCTACAAGTTGCTCCACAAGAGACAGAAGTAGAGTCTTATATTATTGGCGGCATCAAACAAGATGTAGACAAGGATTCATTGAAAGGCTTTTCATTATGATTGAAATTTACGGTAAGCCAGCATGTCCAAGTTGTACAAAGGCAAAGGCATTTTGTGAAAAGTATAATCTAAAATTTGAGTACTATACACTGGACACAGATTTTACTCGTGAAGAATTGTTTGAACAGTTTCCTACAGCAAGAACATTTCCGCAAATTAAGATAAGCGGAACAAGTGTAGGCGGCTACGAGCAAATGATAGAATACATTGATAACACCGGATATAACGGAACAGGATACACTTTATAATATGTTAATTGAAACCCCATATAAAAACGGAGACACCGTGTCTCTAAAACTAAGCTCAGGCGAAGAGATTGTTGCTCGTCTTGAAGATGAATCAGATACAAAATTTACACTACATAAACCTATGGTACTAGTTATGCAACAGCAAGGACTAGGCCTAGCACCATACATGTACAGCGTATCACCTGATGCTAAATTTAATGTTTTAGCATCAACAGTAAGTTGTATTGCTAAAACAGAATCAGATATCGCAAAACAATACACTACGAGTACCAGCAATATTCAAATGGTCTAAAACCTCGGCTAAATATATAGTAATATAAAGCGAGGACTACCATGGCTGCAAGACCCGGCAATATTTTTGAAGAAGCGACCGTTGAAGGTACTGGCCAAACCACGGTTAATCATACAGACATTGATACTGATCCGGGTAGTAGTCCTCCGGATCACGTTCATATTGACCATGATTTAGCACACCAAGCATGTCTTAGAGAAATAGCATCTATATTTGAAGATATACAATATGATATGCGTATCATTGCAGATAGATTAGATACTGACACTAAAGGCGTGTATATGAGACAAGCAGATACCGTAGCTAACAACCCTGCAAATATTGCACAACATGCAATGAAAATGGAAGCTCTTAAGAGTTCAGGGCAGTTAGATCAAATTAACGGAGAACTTGCAAATCCTACAAATTGGGTAAATGTAAATCCTACTACATATGCATCTGTGCAATCAGCAGGCGCTGCTATTGGCGGGTATCTAGGCGGAGTAGGAACTACACAAAACAAACCTACAGGTTACGGAGGAAAAGAAGTT